TCTCTAATTTCTTTACCTTTTGCTCTGATTTCTCTGATTTGATTTTTCTTCTCTTCAATCTCTTCTGGTTCATAATCTTCTGGAAAGTTGATCCAGTTTGACTGTTCAAGTTCACTGGCTATTGATAGACAGATTCGATTTACATTTTTCCGAATCCTATTACAAATAAGATTCTTTCTATGAATAATATATTTTTGTAAATATTCCTCACCACAACCTTCAGTCCATTTTTCACCATCCCATTTGGGAAGTATTAATCCTTGATGAGGTAATTCCTCATCAAATTTAACATGAATAGACTCATCATACTTATCTTCAGAAATGTGTTGTCTACCTCTTATAAAACCTTTTTCTATTATAAAACAATCTATTAACATAAAATCTCCCTATTAAACCAACCAAGTGAAATCCCAACCACCCCAATCACCATAAGACGAGTAAATATCCCAAGAGTCACTCGAAATCTCAACTTCAACGTTCAATTTCATTGTTTCTGGTGAATGCAAAGTTTGGTTATGTATACTGCGATTGGGTACAACACACTCACATTGACCAACAAAAATTGTTAAACGATTACTTTCATATGATCCGTATGGAACTTCTATAACTGGATTATATGAAAAATCAAGTATTTCGTAAGGGGGGGAATCTTCAAACGTTTCATTAATACCAAAAGTGTTTAATGTTTTGTTTGAGTAATTAATCGAGTGACTTGGACCTTGAATATTATTTTGATTTATGGGATAATAGGGTCCACCTGGTCTTCCACCTGGTGTTAACACAAATTCTGAATCTAAAACACATGCGTTATATCTGTAACTGAATTCAATGCCGTGAATTTTAACCTTTCCCTTAAAACTAACGTTATGACTATACATTTGGTTGGTCCATCCGGATATCAAAAATAAATCTCTTATATAAAAATTGGGGTAGTTAATGGACCAAGGCGCAGCAATAAATATTTCTTTCTTAAAAAAATGTCTAGAAAGAGGAGACCCTGTTGAAACATCCCCTGCTTGACCATTGACACTAGTGACACCACCAGAACTTAAAAGTTGACTATCGTCATCCAATTGATTTATATCTGTAGGTATGGTAGGTTTATTAGATAATGAATTATAGTTTCCATCAAATGTAGATACAGTAACATCACCAGTTTGGCCATTAACAGTAGTGACTCCACCACCAAAAGCATTCAAATGCATGTCTATTCTATACACATCATATCTTTTATTCCTAGCAATACCTTGTCTATCAATTTTTAGAACTAAGTGATTTCCAGAAAAATACAACTTATATATACTAATAGAAAGACCATCTTCATAATCTTCTGAATATTTTAAATAGAAAGGGTTGGTGGATGATGGATTTTCAGCAATCAAATCCGAAATTATCACTTCAGAATATCCACTAGCAGTATAAAAAGTTAATTTATATTTATCATCATGAGTTGTTTTAAAATTTTCAAATGATGGGACAGTGAAAGTGAATAAAGCGTTACCGCCAGTATGATTATAAATTTTTGATGTATTAATGTCATATGAATCATGAAGACTTGTATTCAGAAACAAATTCTGAGGTGGTGCATATAGAGCATTATTTCCACCCCCACCACCAGTATTTTCCAAAGTTGTAACTCTAGTAGTTAAATTTGAAATTTCAGTTGAATGATCATTACCAACAGTTACAGTAACATTCCCACTTGCATCAGGTGAGGCTCCATTTACAGTAAGAACATCATTAGTACTAGCACTCTTAAATAAATCTATTCTATGTATTTTAGCACCAGTCTTGGATAATATTAAATCATCCCCAACAAAGTACAGTTTTGTATCAGAATGTCCTGGAACTGTATATTGACTAGATGATGTTGGATTTGCACTCATTAAAGCAGAAATAGTCACTTGAATTAAATGAGTACAGTGAAATTCTAATCTATTCTTATCGTTATATTCAGTATTAGTTTTAAAATTTCTGAAACCTTTGACAATAAAGTCCATTTCAGCTTGGGATTTTGGACCATATAATAATGTCCCTTCTCCTGTATTGTGAGAATCCAAATCTAAAAATAGATTTACTTGGACTCCATCTGAAGTTACTAATTTTGCCATATCATTTCTCCTATAGATGTATTTATTCGGTCAATCCCTCTGGTTCTGGAAGTGGAATTATATTCAAATCAAGTTCAGATAGTTCTTCAAGACTTTGAGTGGCATCTATATTTGCTCTGATTTCTCTACCTTTTGCTCTGATTTCTTTGATTTGATTTTTCTTTTCTTCAATTTCAGATGGTTCATAATCTTCTGGGAAGTTGATCCAGTTTGACTGTTCAAGTTCACTAGCAATTGATGAGCATAACATCCCAACTTCCGATCTATTAGATTCTATTAAACGAGATTTGACAGATTCAAGATGAGCAGATAATTCTTCTTTTGATGCACCTTCTGTCCACTTTTTGAATTTCTTATTCCATTTAGGTTTTAATTGTGTTGGGTGTTCATATTCATCACACTTTATCATAGTTTTTTTATCAAAATCTTCAGCAATAAATCCTGTTTTTGTTATATAGTTTCCATCTTTATCTATTAGATAAACTTTTATTACCTCTTTACCTTCTGGAGGCCAAACTTTAATATTTATTTTATTTTCCATTATACTACCCTCTTATATTATTGATTTAATATTTGATGACTACAATTCCTTGACCACCACCACCACCGAGGGTTGATGTGTGAGAATACAAACCAACTGCATCACCACCAGCACCTATTGTTATAGTATATTCTGCTTGTGCTGTAGGTACTTCTTTCAAAAAGGTTACAACTTGACCTGCATTACCTCCACCAACGTGTGAGTAAGTCGAATAAGAACCGCTTCCAGACTTAAACATCCAAGCACCTCCACCAGCACCAGCACCTCCACCACCAGCTTGAGCATTGAGATACTGGACCGCACTTGCAGAACCACCAGAACCACCACCACCAACTTTACCATTACCAGCAGAAGGTCCACCCTGTCCCCCTAATGTGGCATTTGAAGGTCCAGCCCCATCACCACCAAGTTGATTAGCTCCAGTGCCGAAACCACCACCTCCACCGCCACCCCATCCTCTGGGGTCTGCTGGAGTCAGTGTATTTGGTCCATATCCACCCGAATACCCATTACCTTGCCCACCAAAAGCATATTGAGTAACATATGATGCACCATTAAAAGAATTAGCAAGTATTGCATCAAACCCAAGGTATCCACCAGACCCAGAGGAATTGGTTGAGTTATATCGGTCTGTACCTTGAGGCATTGTAGTTCCTGTTCTGGTAGTACCACCTTCTGCCGTCACAGAATCACTAGATGAAAATGTAATAGTCGTGTCCGATCCTGAGGATACTGCTGTTATATAACCTCCAGCAGCACCACCCCCAACTAAAGTTATTTCTAGCATGGTAACACCAGCAGGTTTATAAAAAGTCCCTGATGCATAGAAAATTTCAATACTTAATCCTCCACCAGAACTTAAAAGTTCACTATTGTCAGTCAAGTCATCTAAGTCTGTGGGTATGGTAGGTTTATTATCTAATGAATTATAGTTTCCATCAAACAATGAAGGTTTATTAGATAATGAATTATAGTTTCCATCGAATTCATCTACAGTGACAACACCAGTTCTCCCATTAACACTAGTGACCACATCATTAGTCTCTAATGTATTGACTCTGGTTTCTAAATCAGTGATAACTGGATTAGAAGCAGATTGAAGATCAATTTCAGATAAGTCTAAAACACTATAACCAACTGGATATAAATTTGCTTTTGCTCCACCAGTAACCCAAAATCTAAAATATGAATTGATAGGAACACGAAATTCAGAAAATCCAGATTGAGTTCCAGACCCTTCAATATCAATTTGGTGAACTATTTCAGAAGGGAGTAATTCAGCATCAGCAGGTCTGGTGTTAAACGTTTCTCTATTATAAATTTTAAAAGAACCACCTGTCTCAGACGAAACTCTGAATATAATATGTGTTGCCATACTTGGGAGATGATCTAGTTTCATAGGTAAGTTTGCAACTGAATTATTTGTAGTCGGCAAGGTTGTGGTATTTGCGTGATTCTCATTACCTTTTACTTGCAACCATATATTTGTACAGTTTAGTGAATTACCAGCACCAGAAACATAAGTGAAAGTTGTACCAGAAAAAGTTGAATTTTCTCTATCTTCTAATACCCTATTAGATGTACCCAAGTCTACAAAATCACCCCTATTTAAGGTGATTCGATTAGCAGCTGCATCAATAGACACAACTGATAATGGCAAACCAGAACTAACTTCATGTAATACACTACCAACAGAAAGATTTTCAATAACAGATGCATTAGTAGAATAACTGTATACGACATGCCCACCATACCATTTTGAATCTTTAAACAAAAAGTCAGTAGATGCATGATAGTCTTGACTAGTATAGGTTGCACCACCACCAGCAGCAACTTCTATGTTACCAGAGTCGTCTGGTGTAGTAGAATTTACAGATACAACTGGTGCAGTTTGTTCTATATCATGTTCTGGAAATTTTACTCCAGTAGGTGTTATCTGAGTTCCCATATCATTTCTCCTATATATTCCCCATATATTTATAAAACTAGAAAATCATCCAACCTAGAAAGAACATACCAAAAAATCCAAGAAAAAACCCAGTAAAGAATCCCATACTCACCATTTCATAAGCAGTTCTTTCTGTACATAGAATATCAAATTCTTTTTTAGCTAATTGCCAAGGTGTAGGTTTATCATCACCTGTACCTAAATGGTGTACAGACCACCTTTCATCGTATAATGGAACACATAACAACTCACCATGTATACAAGAAACTGCATAATGACTGTTTTCCTTTTCCTGTTCGTCAACTACAACATCTATCAAAAAACCCCTGTATAAAAGATTACTCTCAAAATAAACTTCAACATATGGAGGTAGTTTTTCTGTTTCTAAATCGTCACTTGGATCATTCTTTTTCATAAAATACCTTTCAAGGTTTACCAATACTTATAATGCCAGAAATATACGGTTGCACAATTTCTTTCACTTTATCGTTTTGTGAAGCAAACATCATAACAATCAACATTATGATTATCAGAAACACTCTCAACGTTGAGAATGCCACTTTTATCAACTCCACCATATTCTTCAAATTAGGAGACCTCAAAAGTTCCATCAGAGATAATTTTTTATTTTCCTCTTCTTTTACTTTTTGCTTCTCCCTATTTTCTACAAACATATCCTTTATATCTTTTAAATCTTGTTGCGTCTTTTCTGAGTGACAACTTACAACATCTACCAATGAATTCAGATTACCTTGAATATCGCAAACAACATTCTGTAAACTTTCCAACCCATCTTTTGTCTCTTTTATTGTCTTTGCTTCAAAGAACTCATGTTTTGCTCTGTTTATCTTATTTGCTAGTAAATGATCTTCATCTGGTTTATGTAAAGTTATAAACCCTTCCTCTTTCACCTCATCTAAAGACTCTGCTTTTGATGATATTAGTAAAATTGGATACTTTTCTCTATGTCTCCTTGCGAAAGAAATACCATCTATTCCATTCACAACATCTGCATCTATAACCAAGAAATCAATCTTTGGTTGATTTTCGTCATCTAATCTTTTCTGTGCTTCTGAACAATTTATGAAAGTCTCGACTTCAAAATTCATCTGTCGGAACTTACCAATAAGGTTTATTCTACACTGTTCTTTATCTTCAACCAATAACAGGTTTATAAAGTTCTCTTGATATGGGACTAATACCCCATCTTTATCTAAAGGTGACATTTTCATATCCTTATGAATTTCACCATAATCTATTCTATCATAAATAATATACTATTCCAAGTTATTTAGTCATCTTTTGGAACCATTTGGGTATTTTTCTCTTAGTCCAGACCATAGAAAATCGTTTTTGTTTAGTTTGATAGAACATTCTATAAGATTTTACTGGGTCTTTTGGAAACATACACTCTGGATTTGACTTCATAGCTAGTGGGAATTGCGTCAAACCTTTCTGTGGTATGTTCTTAGGGGGTGTTTTAAGGACTTCTCGAAGGATTCTATCACTTTGATGTACCTTACCATACCTGTATCTGTATTCGTCGCATAATGCAACAAAATGTCTGTAATGCCATTCATAGTTTTCTAGACTTTCCCTAGTCCATACAGTACATGGATGATTGAAGTGTACAGCTTTGTACAAAACATCCTCATACGGATGATCTGGTAGGATATAGTGGTTGACTGTAGTCTTACCCGACTTGGAAGGTTTTCTTACTCTGACACCATCCAACATTCTATGAGTTGTGGAGAGCATTTGAGCACTCTCCACTATCATTTTTACAATATGTTTATCACACTGTTGTACCGCAGCAATAACTGGATCTTTATCTAGAACAAATACATTCATCTTTTCTCCTTATATTATAATTATACTACAGGGAGAAGTCTTTGTCAAATATAATTACCCATCTTCATTAAAGTTTTTCTATATTTTTTCTGATATTTCGTGACTTTGTTTTTTCGGTCTTTCCTCAAAATACTTCTTTTAATCTTTGGAACACCATACAAATTCTTGAATATCTCTATGTGCATATTCTTTCTTTTGATTTTTCTTTTGATTGCTTTTTCGTCACGTTCACTGATAACAATATCTTCTTGTCGTAAATCAAAATATGAATTCACTGTTTTTATTTTGGAGGTTTTTATCTTTCCATTTCTAAAATAAGTGATTTGATACTCTGTCCCAACTTTTTCTTGATGTAATAATGCTCTTAAAGTTGATGTAGCATATGTTCTTTCTCCATTTAAACTTACAATGTAATCTCCTGCTTTGAGCACTTTCGCAGCTGGAGAACCTTTTAGAACTTTATTAACAATAACACCCATATGTGATTGATAGTTTATTCTCTTATCATCTTTGGTGCTTGAAGACCTTGCAGCAATCCCTATCATGGGTGCTTGTATGCTTCGTCTATTAACAAAATTATCCCAAACCTGCATCAATAATGCACTTGGGACTGCTAAACCATATTTTTCTTTGATGGATATTACTACTAATCCTACAACACTTCCAGAAGAATCAAACAACCCTCCACCAGAATTACCACCTAAAACGATAGCATCTGTTTGGATCATGTTCTCATAAAGTGTTGGAGCGGGCATCATAACCCTTTTACCTAAACTTGAAATAATACCAGAAGTCATTATCCTTTGCATACCCATGGGATTACCAAGAACAAAGACATCCTCACCCATACCTAAATCACTGGAATGTCTAAATGGTACAGAATAGTCATCGGGTAATGGTAACTTAACATATTCGTTTGGTATTATCTGTACTATTGCAACATCTCTGTTATAATACATCAATACAGGTTTTGCTTTGACAGTTCTCCCATCAAACAAACCAACTGCTAATGTTCTATTGTCTTTGTCTCTTTCCTGCCAACCAGCAAGAACATGAGCACAAGTCATAACATAGCCATTTTTAGGATCGACTATAAACCCAGAACCAACATTCTTGAAAAAATGTCTACTATCAGAACCCATCATCCTCTTGATAACAACGGTTCCGTTTTTTATTCTTTCAAAAACTTCGTTATCTGCAACAACATTACAGACACACAGCAAAAAAAGTAGTATTTTAAACATATCCCCCACTTATAAAATTACCTACTTTTTATCTTCATTGTCTTCTTTTTTAGACTTCCTTTTTGTTGGAGGTTTTTTTGCTACAATAGTTCCATCGGGTTTTACTTCAATAATTCCTTGCTTTTTTAATTCTTCCATACAATTTATGAAACCAATATTAGTTCCAATCTTAATCCCAACATCTTTTCCATCCTCATACCCATTTTGATGTGATGATGATTCAACAAAGAACCAAACACCAACCAGAAATACTACAAGAAAGATGACATACAAAGATAAAACAGAATACTCAATAAACATAATCTAAAACTCACTTACTCTTCTTCTTCGAAGATTTTTTACTTTTACTTTTTTTACTTTTTTCTTTAGCTTTCGGAATCTCTTCTTTATACAATTCTTGAAGATTTTTATAAACTTTGGGTTCCTCTTCTTCAGATGCAACTTCAACAACAGGTTCTGGTTCAGATGCAACTTCAACAACAGGAAGTAATTCTGGAAATGCTTCTGACACTTCTTCATATGTTAGTGAAGATTTCAATTTTCTATCCACACAAATTTGTAATAGCAATTCAGCTTCACTACTATGGATTGATTCTAGAATCTGAGTGAATAGTGATTCTCTTTTAGAATTACTTAAATGATCATACCCAGTATCTTTTAAAAATATTTTCAATTTTCTAGATTGTTGATATAAAGTGTTTGAAGATAAACCAACTGGACTTTCTTCTATTTTTAATTGTGCTGGTCTCTCAGTTGGTAAAATAATCTTCACATGGGGGTTAAATGATACATTTAAAATTTCTCTTAAACTTCTAGAATCATTCTGTCTAAGTATTTCGATTCTTTCATTAGATTCTTTTTTTTCTAAACTATCCAAAATTTCTGGTATACTCAATCTTTTCATTTTCTATTCTCCACCATATTTTAACGGTTGAAAGTCATCAATCCGTTTTATTAATTCTTTGTAATTGTTTTTGATAAGATAAGAAAAACACTTTTGCATATTTCCTTTTCTATCTCTATTTATATGTTCCAATATTTCACTCACTACATAATCAGGAATTTTATCCAAATCTATTAGTACAGTATTTCTAGAAATAGCAGAACTATATTTATTTGTAATGTTTAATTTTATCTCATTCTTAACATCTTCAACTCTCTTTTTAGTTGCTCTATTTTGTTTCTTTTCCTCATTAACTAAAGCATCATCATCAGAAAAAATATTTGGAATCCCATCAGAAGTATCACCTGTTATGATATGAACCAATAGATTATCATGAATAACTTCTAAATCAGTAACCTCATTGATAAAGTTTTTATTCCTTGGACAATACTGTTTCACATTACCATGCTTTTTCAATTGCATGAAATCTTTGTCAGACGATATAATCAATATAGGTTCTTTTGATGTTTCTCTAAAATTCTTTACAGATACTGCGATAATATCATCTGCTTCAGATTTATCAACCCTCAATACCTTATATGGAAAGTTGTTATCAATCAGTTCTATAGTCTCATTGAAGTTCTGGAATACAGAATCCCAATCTATATCATCTGCTGCCCTTTTCTTTTTTCTATTCATTTTGTAGTGAGGGAAATACTCTCTTCTCCAAGACGGTGAATCACAACATATAGTCATCTCACCATAATCACCTCTGAATTTGAGATTGTATTGTCTTAAAGAATTCAGAACCCAATGTCTAAAAAATATCGGATCATATTCATTCCTAGCAATCATTACCATTAGGTTGGAAACCATTATCTGGCTAAAGTCAACTAATATCATTATAAATACTCCTTGTATGGATCACATAAAATCTGTTATAGGTACTGTTTTTAATTGTATATCTGCTTGCTTTTTAGGCTTTCTAGGTTTTGTTTTCTCTTTTGCAACTCTTTTTCTTTTAGTTGCTTTTTTCTTAGTTCTCTTATTCTTGACTTGGCCGAATATATCAACGATTTCTTTTATTAATTTAACAAATCGTCTTAATTCAGATCTTTTCATATATGAATATGATTCAACTAGTTCTATATCCTCTCGGTCAACGACAGATTGCAATTCTGTCAATAAAGATTGATAGTGTTGAGAAATCATTTTACCATAGATGGGTTTAATAGTCTTTGAATACTTTTTGACATTGAAGTCCGTTTTATAACCATTGATGATAAATTCATCAATTTCTTGATCAATTTCAGAAACTATTTTACTGAAAAATCTACGAACTCTAGCCATGGGTGAGACTTTTTTAACCTCTTTTTTATCTATTTTCTTTGTTTCTAATTCTTTTACAAATTTTTTAGGGTTATTTTTTAGATCTTCTATCTTATTCAGAAAAACACTTTTCGGATCAACTAAGACAAGTCCACTCAGAATCATATCACATATCCAAGCAACAGACGAACGTATTTTGTTTTCATCATATGTCTTGATTTGATTCACATACTTCTCATCTTCAACTTCTGTGAAATACTCTATCAATATACTCTTAACAACAGATTTATCATATTTGTAAGAATACCAGTTTATAGCTTTGTATATTCTAGTATCTTCAATATGAACTTCTTCATCAGTCCATACTGGTTTTGTACCAAAGACATACGTGCCTTCAGCATCTACCATTCTTTGCTGCATGGTAAACTCCTTTTTCTTTATATTATAAACTATTGAGAGTGAGATGTCAAGCTTCCATATTTACATATAAAATAGGAATCTGCTATATCATTTATAGGACTTGTTATTGATTTTGATTTGAATATTAGTTTCAAGTCCACATTCATAGATTCGTAGACATGTTGTTTGTCGGCATTTCCTTTACCAACTACTTCCTTTTTCCATGTCGAAGGCGGGATAACTTCGAAAGTAATTCCTGCTTTGTAGATTTTTTGTTTGAGGACACCTGTATTTTCTGCGATGTGGAAGACTCTACCCCTAGAACCCATGGAATACCCTTCCAAATATACGTGATTGACTTTTTGGTTTTTGAGAATAGTGATTGCCCAGTCCGATATATGATCGAACCTTTTAACATTTTCAGAATCCTTTGAATAATATTCGCCATGTATATTCCCCTCGTCTATGATTTTGGTTTTCTTATCTATTAGATAGTAGAAATGACAATTTTGAAAAGTGAAGTCCAACTCAGTATCAAAAATACAGAGTGATGGACAACTCATACTGTAGTCTATTCCAGATATTATCATGTAAAAGAGTTTGTTAAATTCCTTAATGCTCTAAACATATCGTGCATAAATAGTTTATTGGAATCTATTAGAAACCTGTTCCAGATGATATGACCCCATGTCATAACAACTATCCATATTACCAAAATCTTTTCACGTTTCGTCATTCTATATCCTTACTGGCAAGAATTTCGTTACCTTTATAGAGAATCCATTTTATTTCTTTTGTGTCGAAATTTTCATAGTAGTCTCTTAATTCAACGATTTTTTTGATAGTTTCATCAAAAGTATCTTGCTTATAGATATTTATATTCTGATTATTGTCGATTATTACTAACATGAACTCTTTCATTACAATCTCCTTTTTACTCTATATTACTATTATAAAGTATTTGAGGAGAAAAGTCAAGGAGTTTTTATCTAAAACGGTGTAGCTTGGTCAAAAATATAGTCATCAAACAAATTCTTTGCTAGTTGAGCTCTGTACCCACCCTTTAGTTTATAAATTTTGTCATCTGGTCTATCCAACCAATCAACTATTCCACCGTCATAACCGCCCAAATTTTTATTGTATATTTGATAGATGTCAAATAAAGTTTTCATTAAACTGTTGCGTAATTTGATATATGAATCTTTAGTTTCTGGGTCATCAAGTAATACG